AATTCTTTCTAAAATCAAGCATAATCTTAGATAGATTATTGAACCTAACCCAAGAAGCTTTATTTATCAACTTAACATAGTAGGTAGATACAGTAACTTCAGTTAGACCCAATCTGTTCAATAAAGTACTATAAGAGTTTTTGATGGATGAAACATCCACATACTCTGATAAATAGATACTATGAAGACCAGATTGAGGACCTAGGCTACAAAATAACCATTTTAAACTCTTATTAATAACATCATTAGGATTATAGTTTTCTATGTCCTTATTATTAATAAAAAGTAAAACTTGGTTAATCTGATCTAATACCGGTAGATAAAGAGAATTAAATTTCTTTTGGAAGAAATCCATAAGAAGTGCAGTAAAGTAAACTGGCTTACGGGAGGTTCTTAATAGAACCTTAGTTCCTAAAGGAGACAAATTTGTCCCATCTTTAAAGAACCAGTTCTTTGCGAACTCAATAAGAGAACCAAAGAAACCCTTAACTGGATTTACTTCTACACCTAACGCTCTCAAATACTCAGTATATTTTAATGATGCTGCATTACCATGAATACAAACATCATCACCTAGAACTGCATACTGTCCGGATCCTTTATTATAAGATGGTAAAGATGACAATACAAGTATATGGTTAGCCATAGCTAACATTACAAATGAACTATAGGCACCCATGGGTTGACCTACAGCATAATCATAATTAGTACCATCAAAATTATATGGACGACTCAATAAAGCCATTCAATCCTGTCCCGGAAAACCGAGATGAGAGAGAATATCAGCCTGAAATGCAACGGGTAATCTATCCGTAGCATTAGATAAGTCCAATGAATTAAATTCATCGGAATTATTATGAGCATCCAACATAATCTTAACAGGTCCAAGTTGATTATGAGTCCCATCTTCGGGAATTTCACTAAGAATGGAAGCCAAGGCGTCATGGACAGGTTTAAGTAATCATTGTGTTCACTGATCAGTGATTCCTATAACTCTCGCCTTTCCTTTTAATTCTTTGATAATAGCCAGCCTACCTAAATAGATAGGATGGGATAAAATCAAGAGAGATAAAGGAATACTTATTATAATACAAATTATAAAAGTAAAAAGTAGTAAATAAAATTTACACTTGAAGGCAAGTTTAATATAAGAAATCATAATTCGTGGACTACGAATGAAACCTATTGTGTCCAGACCGAAAGATAAAAATGCCAACTTTGAATTAGTACCAGATTTATTACTAATAAAGAAAGTAGGTTTACTCAACCTTTTAATTAGGTTACAGTTATCAAGTGATAACCTTGCTAAGCTCTCTTTTATTAATGATGAATCAAGGCTTACTATTGAACCTGAATGGGGTTTGGTAACAGAATTAAAATTTAATTCATGTTTAACACCAATTCCTCTATTTCAAGCAAAAATAGTAATAATAGCTCTAAATAACGGGGAAATAGGTTTACCACTATTAAGTGAATAAACTTCCTTCTCAATATGTTGTTTAAAGTTATTACCCAAAATTCTAGGAAGACCATTTTTATACTTCTTAACTCTTATACGAGTCTGTGGAATCTTTACACCAGAAATAAATTGACCGATCAATCTAAAACATTCAGATCAATACTGTGCTAAGAATTTAGTACCGTTTTTCTCAAGAATGGACATGAAATCATCTAAGATTACATGTAATTTTCTCGTTGTTGATTTATCTAAATTCAATAATAAAGAAAGTATCCTTAGCATTCTTGAATGTTCTTTTCTATTAAATAAGATAGGTTTTACCTCCTCTTTTGTTGGACTATTAACCTTAAAAGGTTTATAATTCAGACAATAGGGAAGAAATATATAATTATAAACATTAGATAATAATATTATAATATATATGAGTATAAATAAATTTATACACAAAACAAAATCATATCTAGTAAAAGGAACAAATGCTAAGATACCTTCGGTAACAGATTGGTTGATTGTAAGTAATCAGCTTTTTAAATATGAAAATATTGAAAAGTTTGTTG